CAACAGAAAAGGAAACAAAATGAACACAGTCACATTCAAGAACAGCGTTATCAAGAATGTTGTTGACCGCAATGGTTTCTACACAGCAACCATCAACGACTACGAACAACTACCAACAGGGCGACAGATTTGCTCTGACTCCACACGCGTGGTTATCTTCGATGAAAAGGTAATCTCAGAACTTCGAGCACTCAATTGGCTCGATGACCAAACCGCATACATCAACGCAGAAGGTATCGGTAACACACGATGGGACCGTCGTCCCAACATTGACAACAAGGACAGAAAGCCAGGTCTCAAGCAGGTAGTCCTTACCTCAGTATCGCAAGCATAAACAAAGAGGGGTGGGTGGGGGCTTAGGCTCTCACTCACCCCTCCATTTTTTTGCTCGGCCCTAGGCAGTTAACACGGATAACTACAAGTCCATTATATAATTAGAAAGGTAACAGAATGTTATTAGATTCCATGACTATGCTTGCACTACTGATAGCATTGACTACAAGTATTGCAGTTGTTACACTAGCAATTAGACAGAACATGCTACTTACTAAAGAGAATATAGAACTGCGTCGTGCGCTGAGGATAGCAAAGAAAGCCCGCAGCGTAGATTATTATATGCCTAACAATAACTTCTACTATGACCCAGACGTAGCGAAGGAAGACCTATGGAAAACCAAGTGAAGTATGCAATTCATAACTGCCACCAATGTGGCATGGATATTTTAGTAGATGTAAATAGAACAGCGCCCAGAAACTACTGCAGCCCATGTGCATGGGCAAAGTTAGGAGAAACAAACTATGTCATACACAGTTCATGAGATAGCGGACTTGAATGAGTCCATTGACGCAGCCATAACATCAATCAAGAAAGCCAACGCCATTCTCGAAGAAATGATGGCGACAGGTCGAATCTATGTGGAAGGAGGAGAAGAATGACACTAACAGCCAAAGAAATCTCGGCAATCAAAACAGCAGCAGCCAAATATGCTCAACGCTTTTTAGGTCGCAAATACCATGAAGAATACACAGAACTATACCGAGCCTACTGCCTTAATCGTGGAGTAGAAACTAGAAGTACATTTGCATTAGTAGATGAGCGCTTATTAGTTAAGGAACAGTAATGATAGCCCCAACAAAACTATTTAGAAATGTAAATTACTACGCACTTGATGAGGACTTCAGTGAGTATGTAATGGAACAAGGTATCCAAGAACAGAATGAACTATGGGGATTCCTGGAAGATTACATTAAGGAAGAATGTGAATGACAGGCCCATACATACCACCATATTGTGAAGTATGCGAGCAGTATAACTTTACATGTGATGAATGTGGACTATGCAAAGAGTGTGATGAATGTGAGGAAGATGATGTTTAACTTAAACCCTGACTACTTAGATGTAATGTTAACTCTAAAGTATGTAAGGATAGTTGCAGGATATACGCTTGAAGATGTAGAACGCATAAGCAATGGCGAGTTTACTAAAGAAGCAGTAGGTAGTTACGAACGCAACGATAGAAACATCACAGTTAAAAGACTGTTAAAATTATGTGATGTATATGGAGTATCAATTGATGCAGTTATCAGACACAGTATGTATGGAGACCGAATACATGTAATGCGAAGGAGGAAAGATGGGATACGAGCCACCGCTTGAAGATGACATAGCACTAGACAAAGACATAGAAGATGAAGATGAAGGTTATCAAGAACCAGATAGGATGTGGGGAGATGAATGAAGATGCTTGCTGCAGTCAATGCGGAACCTTATATGATGTCTGCAATTCAGAGGATGACAATGAATGACATATCAATCCTCCCTCTCACACCATTACAGTCCTGGGTCTTCATCATTACAGTTTTCTATATCCTCTACAGATGGGTTGTTAGATGAAAAAACTATTCGCCTTGCTTACAGCATGGTATCTAGTGTTCTGGTCAATGCTGCCAGGGCACACGCCAGTACCACAACCACACACCGAAACCAAACCTACAGAAATGAGCGAGTTCCATTGGACTCCCCGCGCTCTGAAGTTATATGCAAAACAGTTCATGAAGATGGCCTATCCCGAGTGGAATATGTCTGAGCATCGTGCACTCATGAAACTATGGGGAAAGGAATCAGCCTGGAATCCAGCAGCAGATAACCCAAACAGTTCTGCATTTGGTATTCCACAACTGCTTAACCTTGACCCAGAAACGCCAGCCCCGCTTCAGATTGAGCGGGGGCTGGCCTATATCCAGCACCGTTATGACAAACCATCAGTCGCTTGGTCACATTGGCGAAGCAATGGCTGGTATTAAGGATAAACAAATGACAGTAGGAATACCAGAACTAACAGAGATAAAAGAGTTAGCCAGAAAACTTTATGATGATGAGTTCGGTCCGTTTTATTTACTTGGCTATCTATGGGCAATGCTTACCCAAGAGCAACAACTAGATGTGTTGGAATCCTTCCAGCGCTATATCAAAGAAAAGGAAAACAAATGACAGTAACAGCAGAAGAAATCCAAATCTACCACGACATGCTTTTAGGTGAGAGTGGTAAAGAAGAGCAACTACAAGCACAGCGTAAGCGTTTAACTGACGCTATTTATACACAGGTTGATTCAGATACAGCACCAGATGATAACCACATTGCAGAGGTAACAGCAGCAATGAATAAAGATATTCAATTGCGTGACTTTATGTTAGGTCTACCATCTGAGCGTCCAATTGAAGTAGTAAATACTTACCTCGCATCCTTTATGGATGTAGTTCCAGGTGAGTTTATCGCACCAGTTGCTAGTGTGTTGGCTGCTAACTTGTATTCAATTGAGGATACATCAGCAAAGGATGTGCTATCACAAGCACTAGAAAATAATCCAAACTATTCATTAGCCCTGTTACTTAATCGTGTATTCAATTCAGGCTGGCCTGCAGGTGCGTTCGTTGCTATGACATATGAACTACACCCAAAGGTTAAAGAAGGTATGGGTATCTAATCATGGGATTGGATATGTATCTCTATGCCCGCAAAGGCATCTCATCTATTGAGTGGGAACCAGAAACACACAATAAAAAAATGAACGCTGACTTCACAATCTTAACCTCCCTTGTGGGGGCAACAGATTGGGTATACAACCCAGAAGACTTAGCCTTTGCATCAGTGTCTATCCAAGTTGGATACTGGCGCAAGGTTAATGCTATCCACAACTGGTTCATTCAAGAACTAACAGATGGAGAAGACAACTGTCAGCCAATCTATGTGCCTCGCAGTTCTTTGGTTGACCTAAAGATTATATGCGAACAAGTATTGGCAGACCACAGTAAAGCAGATACACTACTGCCAACAGGCTCTGGCTTCTTCTTTGGCAGCACAGAGTATGACGAATGGTATTTTCACGGTATTGAAAACACCGTGAAGATAGTAAGTAAACTCATTGAAGATGTACCCGAAGGATGGGCCTTCGAGTATCAGGCTTCATGGTAAAGAAAGGGACATATGACTACAGCAGATGTAGTAGATAAGAAAAACCGTTCAGCCTGGATTAAAGCAGGCGTAGCGGTAGAAGCAACCAGCGCAGCACAGGTAGCACAACAAGCAGGACTTAACTGGACTGTTGGATTATCTGAAATGCACACCTCCGACTTCTTGCATGTACCAAAAAAGCAAGCAGTCGTAAAAACACATGATGGAAAAGAGTCAGTCATTGGTGTAGTGGGTAACAAATACAAAGTCTTTCAAAACTCTGAAGTCTTTGGCTCACTAGATGGATTGATTGATTCAGGAGAGGCTCGCTATGCAGCAGCAGGTGAGTACGATGGCGGAGCAAAAGTATGGATGCTCATGTCATTACCAAAAGAAATGGAAATCAAAGGCGACCCACATGCTGCCTTCTTACTAGCCAAGACTAGTCATGACGGGTCATCATCAGTAGTAGTACGCCCTATCATTGAGCGATTGTTTTGTGCCAATCAAATCAATCGTATCTTTAGAAGCAAGAGCCAAGCACATACCTATACGCTGCGTCATACTTCAAACGCAGTGCTATCAGTATCTGACATGCGAAACTTACTTGACCTAACCTACTCAAGCATTGATATGTATAGCGACCTTGCTAACCATCTCATGCAACGTGAGTCAGACATCAACAAAGCAACAGCCTATTTCAAAAAAGTATGGGCATTGCCAACCAAGATAGAAAATGCACCGCTGCACCTCTTATCCAAGGGTGAGAAGAACGCTAAGTCCCGTGCTCTCAATGCACGACAGAAGGCGTTTGCTATCTACTCAGATAGCCCAACGCAAGAGAACATTCGCAACACAGAGTTTGGTTTGTGGCAAGCAGTTGTAGAATATGCTGACCATTACTCTCAGAAAGATGCTAGTATTGCTACCTTAGCAGGGCGCAATGATGGCATCAAACTTCGAGCACTAGAACTACTAACAATCTAAGGAGAATCGTGTACCTAAATCCAATTACAGTAGACGGAACAACCTACAACTTCACAGAAGAATCACTCAAAGAACTAATCAAGAGTGAAACTGTATTAAAGAAAAGACATGAAGCAGTATCTACTGAAGCACAAGAAGCATATAGAAAGATTGTCTCTGCCCGCATCAAGGTGTATGATTTTTTTTCGGAAGCATTTGATGATGGTTCAGATGAAGCAACAGTTAGTCGTGACGACGTTAACGAATTGCTTGAAGCAATCGGTTCAGATGTACTTACTACAACCTGGTCAGCAACTGTAGAGATTACAGTTACTGTTACTGGTATCAAGGCTACCTCCCCTGAGGAAGTTGAAGATATCATTACGGACAACATTGAAGTCAGCGGCTACGACTTAGAGTTGCACGACCCAGATGTACGAGTACAAGACATCGAACGCGAGTAACCAACATCAGCAGCGCTATCTGACACATGGGAGTTTGTTCATTTCTACTATGTGTTAGACTTGGGGATGGGTGGTCCCGCCATCTGCGAACACGGGACACTAAACAAGGAGACAAATGCCAACAGAAATAGCAAGAGATAGATACGGTAGACCAATGGTTGTACCACCCAAAGGTGGTAAAGCAATTGCTTATACTCGCGCTACTACAATCGCTAATAGTCTTGATGATGCGTCAGCATTAACGGCATGGAAAATGAGAATGGCAGCAATAGGTTTAACAAGCAGACCAGACTTACTATTAGCCATAGGCGTAGCAGCGGAAGACAATAAGTTAGTTAATGCATACATCGAAGAAGCAATGGATGCAGCAGGTGCAAGCAAAGCAGCAACAATAGGCACAGCCATACACGCACTAACAGAAAAGTTAGATTTAGGATTAGAGTTAGGTCCAGTACCAGAACAATGGATGCCAGACATCAAAGCCTACGAACAAACAACCAGTATATTAACTAACTTATTCATTGAACAGTTCACAGTTCTTGATAAGTTTAAGATTGCTGGCACACCAGATAGAGTTGTTGAGTATAAAGGTGAGCGATTTATTGCTGACCTAAAGACAGGTCGCATCGACCATCCAAATAATATATCAATGCAGTTAGCAATCTATGCCAACGGCATGCCGTATATGGTGGACACGGCAAGCCGTGGCACATGGGGCGACATCAACAAAGAGAAAGCAATTATAATTCATGCCCCAGCAGGGACAGGAACATGCAAACTAGTATGGGTTGACATCAAAGAAGGATGGAAGGGTGTACAGTTTGCAATGAAAGTAAGACAGTGGCGTGACCAGAAGGGTCTAGCCACTCCATTTGAGCAAGGAGAAGATAGTGCCTAGCACAGAAGCACCAATCAGTATCACAGTAAAAACAGCAGCAGGTAGTTTAGTAACAGTCCGTGCAGAAAGCGGAGACGAACTAGACAACATCATTGCACTATCAGTGCATGCAATCGCATCAGCAGCACAAGAACTAGAGTCCGCAGTACGCGGTACTCCAGCCCCATCAGTTACATCAGTTGCCCAAGCATTTGGTGGCAACATCATTGAAACAGGAGCGCCAATTCCTGCACAAGATTACACACAACCAGCACCAACACCAATCATTGGTGGGCGCAATTGTCCACACGGCAAGATGACTGCAATTCAAGGCATGGGTAAAGATGGTAAGCCATACAAAGGTTACTTCTGCCCAGCACCAAAGGGTGCATTTGATAAGTGTAAGAATCAATATGTCACAGTTCAGTCACCTGATTGGAACACATTTGTTCCAGAACAGATTAAGTGAAAACCCTTAAACGCTCTATAAATAAAGCAGAGGTAGGTGGCGAACCATTACCACCTGCCTTTGCTGCATTTGAAAGGGCTGGTATTATTCTGCGTCGTGCAGAAGTAACTGTAATCGCTGGCACTCCAGGTGCAGGCAAGTCATCAGTTGCATTGTCTATTGCTGCAAAAACAAAACATCCGACACTTTACTTTTCAGCAGATACCAATGCACACACAATGGCTATGCGTTTGATTGCCATGACTGGCAAGATGACACAGACAGCAGCAGAAAGTTTGCTAAAGAATAACCCAGACAAGTCACATGAAATACTGCAACTCAACAATCATTTGTTCTGGTCGTTTGAATCTAGCCCCACACTTAAAGACTTAGATGATGAAGTCTCAGCCTTTGAAACCGTATGGGGTAAGAGTCCTACCTTGATTGTGGTAGACAACTTAATGGATGTAGCAATGGATGGGTACGATGAGTTTGGTGCAATGCGTGCCGTTATGAAAGAACTTAAGTATCTAGCCAGAGATACCAACGCAGCAGTGTTGGTACTACACCATACTAAAGAAGGCTTTGATGGCTATCCTTGTCAGCCGCGTAGCGCAGTGCAGGGTATGGTCAATCAGATACCAGCAATGGTACTTACAATTGGACAGATGAAACAGGGAGATGACACATATCTATGTGTAGCCCCAGTTAAAAATAGATACGGACGGGCTGACCAGACAGGCAGTAACTATGTTACTCTGTCATTTAATCCTGAGTCTATGTACTTAGAAGATGTAGCAGTTAGATACCAACAAGAGGAGGTAGTGTAATGCCAAAGTATGAAATCATTTATGAGAAAAATAAAACAAAAATTATTCGTGCATCTAGCCTTGATATTGCAGAACAACGTGCAACAGAAGGTGAAGGTAATGGTTGGATGGTAAATACAATTAGGGAACTACCTAAAGAATGAGTACAGCAGCCAAGCGTAAAGGCAGCAAAGCAGAAGCAGATGCTGTTAAGTGGTTGAAAGCCAATGGCTTTCCATATGCAGACCGCAGAATCGCAGGAGCACAACTAGACAAAGGTGATATTAGCGGTGTGAATGGAGTGACCATCGAGGTTAAAGACCACGTCCGCATGGACTTGAGCGCTTGGGTCAAAGAGTTAGAAGTAGAAATCAAAAATGATAATGCGTGGACTGGGACAGTTCTGCATAAGCGGAAAGGTAAGTCAGATGTTGGTGAGTGGTATTGCACAATGCCAGCCAACATTTGGCTAGCCCTTATCAGAAAGGCAATGGGTGAAACATAGTATCGCAGACTACTTGAGATATGTAGGCGCAGCCGTGCCTGCTGAGGGACACGGCTGGCGCAAAATTAAGTGTCCATTTCACAGTGATAGTCATGCATCAGCAGGTATTAACTTTGAAGAAGAAAGATTCAAATGCCACGGATGTGGTGTTGGTGGAGATGTATATGATTTAATTATGTACAAGGAAGGAGGCAACTACAGTGAGGCTCTCAAGTTCGCAGAGGCAATTTCTCCTACAAGCGACACAGCAGTACGCAAGCCACATAAATCTGGCAGCAGATTATCTAGCAACACGGGGTCTATCGGTCGCAGAAGTTCAGCAGTTTCATCTAGGAGTAGTGAAGGACGCTCTTCCAGGTCATGAAGCATATACAGGTAGGTTAGCAATTCCATATATCACACCATCAGGTGTGGTTGATATACGATTCAGAAGTATGCAAGGTGAAGACCCTAAGTACATGGGCATGCCAGGTGCTAAGACAACAATGTTTAATGCACAGTCAGTCTTAGGTTCAGATGATTACATATGTGTCACAGAAGGTGAGATAGATGCAATCACAGTAGTAGTAAAGACAGGGCATGCAGCAGTAGGTATTCCAGGTGCAAACAATTGGAAGCCATATTATTCTAAAATCCTAGACGACTTTGATACAGTGATTATTCTTGCAGACGGTGATGCTCCAGGTTTAGAGTTCGGTAAAAAGATAAGTAGAGAACTAAGCAATGTCAACATTGTCCAGATGCCAGAAGGTCACGATGTAAATAGCATTG